GGGATAACGTGTGCCATTAATAGCAGCCGGCAATCCTGCGTTAGGACCAGTTAATAACGGGTTCACTACACTATCAACCGGTTCAAGTGTATTTTGTGGCAAGGTCTCGGCGTCAATGTTATATATTAAAAATCTGTCGTCTAACGGATCAGGTACAATAGTACCAACTATCTCAGTATCCATATATGGATTTTGTAACCAGATTTGTGAAATGCCCGGCCGTAACGTACCATATACGTTTAATAAACTAGACCAATATAAACTTGTATTAGGTGCAGGTGGGTCAGTTAGCGTGGTATTTGGTGGATCGAAGGCAGCATCAGCGGGCAATAACTGTAACGAATTTCCTACTAATAATAATTTATACCCATACGGTGTAATTTTTTGTCTAGTGCCCAACAACAGGTCTTCATCCTGTATATCCTGTAGCGCAGTCCCTTGAAATATTGAAGCAATAATCTTTTCAATAACGCCCATCTTTTTAAGTTTCGATGCAGTAGTTATCCATATGGGCATATAGAACTTCCAAGTCATCACATCGATAGGATTAGTGGTACCTTGCGGGATCACGCGGCTAGAAAAAGTTAATCCATCTTGATAGACTACTGATAATGATGTCCAATCAATAAAATTATCAGTGCTTTGTATCTCCAGTGAAGGATTAAACAATGTCCCTAATTGTTCTATTAATTCTAGTTTTTGATTGTAATTAGTAGTCCAAAAGTCAACTGTGATACGCAGTGTCCATGGTACAGGCATTAACCGTTCAATTGTAAATGCTTGTCCTTGAATTTGTTCATACGATTGAGTCTCTGAATTGTAAGCGCGTTGGCGTACATTTATTCTATCGACAAAAGTTGGGTCTTGTGTTCTACGTTGATCATATTCCAATCCTGTAATGTAGTATGAAATTAGAGGTGCACTAGGTAAATTACTGGCGCTATTTTTTGCGATAATAGTAGATGCTTGTCTACTACTATCACCGTACATAATAGGCACTCTAACTAAAATGTTGTTACCCGCCGGGTCCTTACCTTTAGTTACAGACCATGAACTGAAAATTTTAGCGAATTGTATCAGAAACCTACGGACCTGGCTATCATAGAAGAATTGTGCCAATTTAGTTACCTTTAATGTTATATGTATTTATGATATCAGGGTATTGGTGGCAAATTGTCCGGAGCTAACTTTAGAATAGCTGATAGAGGCTGACTTTGTGGTACTGTTGTGCCATTTGTCATAACAGTAACGTTGCTATTATTAATAAATCCAGATAGTTGCGAGGTGTTACTAGCAGTGAATCCTGTCTCAGTACGAACATTACTAGAAATTCTAACCCATACATTACCGTCCCAACGATATAACAGTTGAGGGAAATAATCAATGCGTAAAAAATAATCCCCTACTACTGGATTTGCAGGGAATGCAATACCAGCTCCTGTTGGGAATCCGTTTGGTGCTTGATCGGTGCCATCTAGATAACCAGTAGTATATCCAAATGATCTTGGGCTTGATCTAGCAATATATTGAAATCTTGGATCGCAATCAGCCCGATAGTCCATGACCGAAGTAATAGTTCCTGTAAATCCGGGTAGTTCGGGGTTTTGATCAGCAGTTGCATAGGTGTTGTCAGCCGTACCGTAAGGTCCTGTAATGGTTCCGAGAGAAGTTAAAGCTATGACAGTCTCACCAGTAACTGGCCCGGAACCTGAGCCCATTCGTTCAGGAGCTAACTTTACTAATTGCAAGCTGGTTGTTATAAACTTGCGTAATACGTCAGCCGGCGCAATTGTATTATCCTTGATACTAGTCAACGCTTCTTGCTTGATTTGAATAACGGGACTAGGATTCTTAAAGTTTGGATTATTCACTATCACAACACTGCCTACGACAGAACCACTAGCGGTTGAATAACTAGTAATGACATCGATAGGTGGCGCTGGCTGATCTAGTTTTCCTGAATCCTCGCCGTAAGTTGGTACGATATAAAGCTTGCTGCGGTCATAGCCTGCTTTAGGTACAATGCGTTGAGCTTCTAATAACGCAGCATCATTAATACTAATGTTTTGATTGTAGGTGGCGAGAATATCTTTCAAATTATCAGCCGTATCTAGTTGCCAATAATCGGGATCCGGAGGATCAGCTCCAATTGGTACATCTTGTAATGCAAGATAATTCTTATCACCATATGTAATTACATACCCTGCAGGGTATGTTTTACCAGCTTCCCATAATCCAAGATAGTTATCTAGATTAATAGGGGCTTCCAATATTTGTGAGAACTCTTGGCTATCGACTAATGGTTCACATTTAATTCGCCATATATGTGGATACCAAGTTTGAGAAAATCCCTCGCTTGCGTAGTTTGTATCAGTGATTTGATAGAAGCGTTTCAATGCTACCGGAATTGTTTCTTTTAATGGATTGTAATCTAGTAAATGAGGTAACTCTAACACATCACCTACCATTAACTTACGCCCAACAATGTTAATCATATCATTGTAGTGGATAGTGATGAAAATAATATCATTGTTCAAAAATAAACCAAATTGACTCAAGTCAAAATCTAAATTCTGGACATTGTAATGCCCACGCAACCGATAAATATCGGGAGCATATGTTCGATCTCTGTTTTCTAAAAATAGCAAATCTTGAATATTGTTTGGGTTCAAGGCGTCATACTGTGGTTGAGTATAATCTGCGGATGGACCCTGATCTGTTGGCCCTAGATATTTATGAATGTATAAATCTGTGCCGCCAACGGTAAACATTTCCGATATGGTTCTGTCCATAAATCGATAGTCATTTTGTTTATTTGGGCGGTAAAGTGATAGGCGGGGCACGGCGTCCTCCTTAAGCTATTTGGGGTGTATGAAGCATAATGTATTTATCGGAATAGGCTTGACAATAAATGGAGAATCATATATAATGCTATTACAACTTGAATTTCGGAGCATCTATGATCAAAAAAGCAGCAAAGAAGTCAGCAACTGACTTTTCCCTAGTCAAAACGTTGAATCCTCGCGATCCTGATACTCAGTATATGGGCGATGAACCAATGTTTGCGATACAACCCGCTGAACGCGGCTCTACTTTGGCTAAAAGCTTTTCTTGGTATCATCGGTTCTATGGTAAAAAACAAGCAAAAGACCTATTGGTTCAGTATCTAGACTTACGCAATCGGACTGCTGATGCAAAAACAATGGGTAAAGTAGATGAGAGTGAGCTAAGTCTAACCCTATGTTGGTTGGCTAGGATGAATCTCAGGGGACTAGATTTGAATGAACACGAAGAATACACATTGCAAAATGAGATTTCTAGGTTGCTCAGGACCGTAAGTGCGCCCGAAATAAAAGAATCTAGTAATACTGGTGGGGCAAAGAAAGAAGTTGTTGATGCGAACCGTCCTAACGTTCAGGAAATTATGAGGGAACGTGCCCGAGAAGCAGCGGGTGAGATTGAGGGCCTGTTTGATGAATTCATCCAACTTGGAGCACCCACAAAACACAACCTTCGTCCTATTGATGAAGTAGCGAAAAAAAACGTGATGCCACAGCACATTAGCATTCTCACTGAGGTGTGGAAGAAAAAACAGGATGAGTTTCAAACTGTACTAGACGGCACAGATGCTCAATTGATTCAGGGCTATGCGAGATTCTCTAAGACTCAACTAAAGAATATCCTAAAGTTTACTGAGTTGGTGTTGACTGATCTGTCAAGCTACATTACAGTGAAGAAGGTGGCCCGAGCACCTCGTAAAGTGAAGGCTGTTCCTGTTGAAAAGACAGTAAGCAAGCTGAAGTACCTGAAGGTGTTCAAGGATGTAGCGATGAAATTGGATCTAGTGAGCATCAGCCCAGTCAAGCTACACGGTGCTTCAGAAGCTTGGTTGTTTGATACAGCTAAACGTAAGTTAATACATTACATTGCCGACGATTACAGCAAGACTTTCACTGTGAAGGGAAACACATTGTTAGGATTCGATGTGGTAAAAAGTGAAATTAAGACTCTCCGTAAACCCGGGGAGCAGATCAAGGGTGTTATGGGTGGAAAGCCCGCAGCACGAAAGTTTTTTGATGAGATCAAAGCGGTGGCAACTGCCCCTACTGGTCGATTTAACGAATCAATTATCATACTAAAGGCATTTTAATGAATATCGATCTAAACAAATATAAAGACTTTGTTGCGGCTGTAACCAGTCAGCCGAGCAATGATCACACAACTTTTATCAACCAATGTGATCAACTCAGTGAATCTATTACCCCATCAGTCAACGTTCCTCTATTACTCACTGCGTGTTTAGGGTTAGCAGCAGAGTCAGGTGAATTTATTGAAATTTGGAAGAAGGTTATCTTTCAGGGTAAGCCACTGAACGAAGAAAATGTTTTTCACGCTAAGCGAGAATTGGGTGATATCTTTTGGTATTGGATCAACGCTTGTAGGGCACTCGACTTGGATCCCGATGACGTTATTCTTGAAAACATTAAGAAACTAGAATCTCGGTATCCGGGAGGTAACTTTGACTCATTCTGGTCAGAAAATCGTAAAGAAGGCGATATCTGACACTTGATTGGGCTGTTAATTCTGCCCTTTCCCATTGACTAAAAGGTGTGCGCTACCTCGAAAGCGTCGATAATCCGTCCTCAATCCATGTTGTGACGGTAGAGATAGGAGAAAGTCAACTCCCTATTTATAGGACTACCCCTCACGGGATGCCTAAATACCTGCCCTCTGTGCAGTAGTGTTTCCTATATCTTAATGGTTGTGATGTCGAAAGACACTGAAAAG